CAACTGAAATTGCTGAGAAATTCGCAACTTTGACTCGTTTTGAATATAACATGGAATCCGATTATTCCGCATTTGAAAGCTGTTTTTCCTTGGAATATACTCAAGCTGTTGAATTGCAACTGTTCAAGTTTTATTTACGTAACAATCCTGTCTTGTATGTTGCACTGGAAAAATGTTATTTGCATGGTAAAAAACCACGAGTTGTTAAACTTAAAAATGATGAATTCTTAGGTTATGCTACTGAATGTAGATTGTCTGGTGAAATGTGGACTAGTTTGGGCAATGGATTTAGCAATCTTATGAATATTTTATTTTTGTGTAAAGAATATAATATTAAAATGAATGGTTTGATCGAAGGTGATGATGGAGTTTTTAATTTAAATCAAAAAATACTTAATGTTGAAAGTTTTAGATTACTAGGTTTTAATATTAAGATGGATTATAAAACAAATATTGAAGATTTGTCCTTTTGTGGTATCACTTATGACGTGACTAATAAACAATTATTATCAAATCCTGAGCAAATAGCTCGCATGGGATGGACTTGTCATGCTCAGTACTTATATTCTAGACAGGCCATTCGGTATGGGCTGTTAAAAGCCAAAGCAATGAGTGTTTATGCAACAGCACCTTGTACACCTATTTTAGGACCATTGGCGTTTAAAATAATACAATTAACATTGAAACAGATACCATTAACTCATACTGTTTACATGAAATGGAAAATTAATTTCGAACAAAATTTTATTTTTAAACAAATCAGACTTGAATCTAGGTTGTTGTATGCTGAGAAATATGGTATATCATTGGCGCAACAATTGCATTGTGAAGAAATAATTTCTGATGCTAATACTTTGGAAGATATAGAATTACCTTATATGTTTCTTAATAATTATAACTCAAATTATCAGTTTTAAATTTTTAATTTTTATTACTGTAACCACTCACTTTGTTTGTGAGCTGCCTATGTCAGGGCATTTGGTAGGGGCCATTTAATCGTGGTACTTTGTTCCTAGCCTTAATGGCACTGGGAGGAGTAATTCCTTACCTGATGATTCCGAGAAGCAGGTATTTCAAACACATGGACTGATTCTTAATATCTATCACTTGTCATAGGTATACGG